AAAGCCAGTGCCAAACTGATAGATTTGCGTGTTTACGCAACGCAAGCCGGTGCATGTATCAACTTTGATTGCAATGGACGTTGTTAACGTAGCATAAGCACCGTTAAGACTTGAGCCGTTAAAATAACAATCGTCTAATAGCACCTCATCTGTATTATCTACATAAAAGCCAATTGCCCATTGGGTAGAACTGCTCAGGCTTGAATCATATACAAATTGAGTGTCAAAAGATACGCCAACTAGAGCGATTGCAGGATCATGTGGGGCGAACGATTGAACGCCTTTGTAATATAAGCCGGTTTTCCCAGTGCTGTTTGTGAGGAAAGTAATCTCTGAAATGCTGCTATTTGTGTAGCGATTGCCGGTTCCCGTCGTTGCGCTAAGGTCAAAATTGAAGCCGTTACATGCGTTAAAGCGCATGTGACACGTCCTGCGCCCGCTACCAACAATCCGACATGGCTTAGTAATGGTTGTCGGGTTGCTTGTGATGATATATGTTCCGGCTGGAATGTATAAATCACGAACAGTACCAAGATTGATTGCTGCAATAGCAAGGTTCAATGCGGCAGTGTCATCCGTAACGCCATTGCCAACTGCGCCAAAATCTTTTAACGAAACATAATCACCAAAACCATCAGAAATCAATCGAGGAACAGCGCCCGTGATTTGTGTACCGCCTACCGATGGTACAAAAGTGCTAGAAGTCGTTACACTTGCACCGCTGCTACTCAGTTGCAATCCGGTAGGGTTGCCGTTTCCATCCTGAACGGTTTGCAAGGTAGACGTAATTCCACCAGGAACTTGCAATAACCCGTCAAAGGTTTGATTTATCTGCTGATTAGATAGATTGGACATGCTTTAACCCGATGATACTTTTACAAATTAAGCGAGCAGTATTTTTTTCCAAGCGCCGTTATAGATGTAAAAGTTGTTGTTAGTGGTGTCGTAATACATCGGAACGCGGCCCGCTACGGCGGTGGGTACGCCAGAAGGTGCGCCACCAGCTGCTGGGATGTAGAAGAAGCCATTCGTCATGCTAGTAGTGCCGGACGTGCCGTAGATATTTCCAGCGCTATCAATTCGCATCCTTTCGGCTGGACTAGACGCACCGTCTGCCGTCGTCTGAAAAACAATCCTGCCAGGCATGTCGTTAGTACCTGGGGTGCCGTCTACATAGAAGTTAATCTGAGCAAGCTGTACAAAGTTAGCGCCATCAAATCCGCGCACGTCAAAACGTCCAGTTTCATCGCCAGACGCTACGATTGTTTTGGATGCGATTGTTCCATTGGCGCGATATGTTGCAAAGATTGGAATCCCTGCCGCTGCTTGATTTCTAAACCAGCTTGTAGAATCTGAAAAAGATTCAAGAGTGACCGAAGGATTGCCGCCAATTCCAACGCGACCATTTGCGTCAACAATAAACGGTGTGCTATCAGGATTTGCACTATCCTCAACCACCAGAGCATTACCTGAGCCGGTTTGCGTAATCCTTAACGCATCTGTTGCAGTGTTAACCGATATAACTTCACTGCCGGTTACTGTTAGATTTGTAACAGTTACGGAAACTCCCCACGAACCAATCCAACCACTCATGCTGTCACCTCGTAAATCACAGCGCCTGAACCGGAAGCCCGACTAATCCTAAGTGCTATCAGACGACCATTAAAAACGTCTGTAACCGCCGTTGAGGCCGCTACTGTACCACTGGGCCAGAACTGCCAGTTTGCGGTTCCTGCGTTTGCGTATGCGTTCGGAGTGGTGGAGAATTCCAGCGTTCCGGTAGTGGCTGACGGACATTTGACTGTAACGGTCAAGGGGTAAGCCATGTCGGAAGTGTCTAAAACCACCGCCGTTGCACTGCTAACGGTGCCGGACAGCGATGCAGATACATTATTAGAATCAATCGCTGGGGTTTGAACGGGTACAGTATATTGCTCTGGCATGGTTTATCTCAAGATAGGAATTTTAGTTTGTACAGCGCCGTTTGATAGGTTGCAACGGCTTCATCAATTTGATTTTGTATAGCGGTTTGCGTCACAGGTACGTCGGTGTATCTGTTTTTTTCAATCCAATCTAAATGATTGCGGAAAATAGACTCAATCGAGGCTTTATTAGGGTTTTTCATGTACGGAATTGACAGCAATTTACCGTACTGACCTTGATACGCTTCTGCAATGGCGTCGGCATTTTCAATAATGCCGGTATAAAACTCATTTAACGCCATGTGCGCGGCAAATGATCGCGTTTTAAGATGCTCTCTGTGAGCAATCTCACGCGCTAGAAATAGTAGAGCGATTAACTCCTTCATTCGTCATCCATCTTGCGCGGTCTGCCACGCTTTTTCACTTCTTCTTTAACTTCTTCAACAATATCGGCTGACTCTTTAACGCCAGAGTGCCAATCAGTGTTAGAAATCCATCCGATTGCAGCTAATCGTGAGTATTCTGCAATATCTTCAATTACAACTGACCAGTCATAACGGTGTGGATGGTGCATTACAGTCGGAAAGTCCATGATTACCTCAGTAATTAAAGAAAAGGGGGAGCGAACTCCCCCCGTTCAATCCCTGTTATGCGCTCAGGGGTATAGCGCCAGAGTTAGCCGGTGAGTTCACGAGGAAGTCAACGGTGCTGGACGGCAGCGGGTATGCGCGAACAACGAGCAGCGTATAACCGGTATTACCTGGCGTAAGAGCGCCAGCGGTTGGATTCAGCACTCGCACTTTCAGCGTGTTAGCCGCTGAAACGTAAGCGCCTAGCATGATGGTTGCGTTACCAGTGGGGCCTTCCGCAAACACAAAGTCATTTACATCAAGTCCATTGATGGTGACGGTGTACTCTGCGGAAAGGTTTGCACTAATGCTAGTGCCGGTAATGCTAAAACCAACAACTGACTGAGCGCGTATGCCGGATTCGGCTACGATATTTGGGCCTGGATTTGCCATTTTTAGATACTCCTATTAACCAGTGACGCGGGTAGCAAGTTCAGGATAGATCGTTGACCAGCCGTAAAGCACATCAAGCCTTGTGGGTAGCTGATCGCTGTTGATGTCGTACTGACGAACCAAACGAATTGAGAGGCCATCAGCGGAAGCACGTCCCGCCATGTCAACGCCCTGCGGGAGCAGAAGATCAGCGGTGCCAAGAGCAAATGCGTCTTTGTGGAAGGCAAGAGCGTTAGGAACTGATACAGCCGCGCCGGTAGATCCGGACAATATAGTGGCAGTGCCGGATCCAATGGTGCCGGTGCTGGAAGTCACGTTCTGGAACTGTCCACTGAAAACCGGAACGGGGAAGATGCTCAGTGAAGTGCTAGATCCAGGTGCATCAGCGGTAACAACGAAGTTACGCAATGCGCCGGTAGATTGGCGATTCTGCGGATTGACAGCGTAAACGCCAGGAATCGTGAATACGGTTCCTTTGGTCAGGGTGCCAGAGGTAGAGGAAACCGCCAGCGTGAACGTTGACTGAGCGTTGTTCTGTACGCTTCCGCCAGACTGCGCGGATACAGTGAACGCCGTGGCAGTACCAGAAGTGAAGTTGCCTACATTTTGATCCATTGCGAAGTTGAAACCTAACGTAGAATCACCCAACGCGCCCTTGTTAAAGATTCTCGAGATGGTGCCAGCAGGATTAAACAGATTGGTCAAACCGCTGACAATACCAACTTCGATAGTCGGATCAACGATGAAGCTACGATCCTCGTCAACCGGAGCGGCTTCCTGATTTAGTCTAGCGCGTGCGTCAAGAATGGCCTTAGTAGCCTGCGCCAAAGTCGGGGTGCCGGTAAGCTGCCCAACGGTGCCGGTCAGGTTGTAAACGTTCTTGAACTGCTGCAAACCATCGTAGTCGATTTTGTTTGCAATAGCAGCAACGGCTGGCTTGATGAACCGGTCAGAAAAGTCACTGATATTCAGAGACAAATCCTGAGTGGTAAACGCCATATCCACACCGAACTGGGTATCCAGCGTCAGGGGGACGTAGGTCTCAACTGCGGATTCAATCTGAAGCGCGGGGCCAGTACGACCTACGTAACGCGGTGGCTTACGCAAATTTATCGTGGTGCCGATTTTCGCGCCTTCAATAGCGAATTTGTTATCGTATTGACGATTTACGGCTTTGGTGAAAACCAACTGGTTAGTGAGGACTCTAAGAGCCTCATTGGTGATCATGCTGATAGTCAGCAGATTGTTATTCGCCATGATGTGACTCCTGTAATAGCGAAAAAAGATAAAGTGATTAGCCTTATGTTTTTTCCAGATGGGAGCCAATCCCTCGAATAATCTGTACTTGCCTGACAATCTACCTCGGCAAAAAGATAGAAAGACGTGCCGTTTTTATATCACAAAATCAAAATAAAAAAAAGCCCATCATTGCGACGGGCTAATAGGGGGTGGGAACGTAAACTTTTAACGTTTCATCATCGCTTGGCGACGTGCTAAATCTTCAGCATTACGCGCTGCAATATATTCCTCGGTACTCATTTCAGAATAGGATTTCTCGTTGCGCGGTGGCTTACCTGTGGCGCTTATTGGGCGGATTGGCTGAGGCGCTCTGCTTGCTTGTTTAGCGGGTGTGCCGATTATTTCAGCCAGCTTCATGCCAGCCTGAATAGGATTCATGCTTGCAATTTGGTAAGCAACATCCAGATTGCGCCCAAGTGTGTAGGCAATCTCAGGGCCGTTATCCATACCCAACAATGCTTGCCGAATTGTCGGGTTATTGGCTAATCTGGGATCTGATGTAATCTGCTCAATCACCGCGTCATAATCCGCGTGTTTTGCTCTTGTGGCCGCTTCTGCCTCAACCAATCTAGCCTGAGCCTGCGCTGCTGCTTGCGCCTGTTCGCGCTGTTGATATTCTGCTGCGACAGCTTGCCTAGCTTCTTGAATCGCTGACTCGCGCGTGTACTGCATCATCGCGTCCATGTAACGCGGATCGTACTGACCGCCAGCAAATTGCATCGGGTCAGGCGGCATAATGCCTTGAGGCTCTGGAGTCGTTTGCGGCATATATTGACGCATCATTGACTCTTGCTGTTCCAGTATCTTTTCAAGCCGTTCGGCTTGGCGTCGAGCTTCGTGCTTGTCGCGGGTCAGTTCATCAATCCGCCGCTTATACCACGGGTCTTTTTTTGAATCGTCAGCGTCTGCTAATTCCTCGTTGGCTTGATCTTGTTCTAGTGATTCCGATTCAAGTTCTGACGGATCACTCGCCGCATCCTCTACGGTTTCCGCCGTTAGATTATCGTCTACTGTCTCAAAGACTGCATTTTCGTCTGTCATTGTGTTATCCCCTGTTGTGTTGAATTATTCAGACTCGCCAGGCTTTGCTTCGCCGGTGAGTGCTTCTGTATCCGCCTCTCGTGTCATGCTGCCAGCGCCTCTAGCCGGTGCCGGAGCGCCGCCACCTTGTGGTTGAGGCTTTTGTACAAGCTGTTCCAGTTGCGCTTCCAACCGCTCAAATTCGGGTTGTTGTTCCAGCGATTGTTGAGTGCCGATGCCCATCATTAACATGATGTTTTCACGCACAGCCGCTTGTAGCTGGCTATCCGTCATCATAATCTTGCCTTCGACTTCCATCCGTTTCGTTTCAGAGTCAAACCACTCGCGTTCCTTTTCTTGCAAGAGAATTGCGCGTTGATCCCGCAACTGCTGCATCTCGGCGCTCATTTGCTCCATTTGGTCAGCCATCTGCTCAATCATTTGCTGAGCCTGCATAACCTGCGGGTCTACCTTGTCGCTACCAGCCATTTGTTGTAACTGCGGAGGCAATAGCATCTGAAGCCGTTTTGATATTTCTTCTGCACCAGGCCAGTCCATGTTTTTCATCATGA